TTTTTCATATGAATAAAATCGAAAGCGTATATTCTACATCAGTTGGCGCAGTATTGACTACTTTTCTAACATTGGATATGAATTGGACGAGTTTAGAAGACTATTTAATCAATTTACATTGGAAGCGTATATTTCCTACGAATATTCGAAACTCATTAATGGCGATACCGAAAGGTGGATTATTTGATGTATCTACCATTGAAAAAATATTTGAACCTGTTTTATTGGACCGAAATTTGACATTGGATATTACTTTAGATGAATTTTATCAGTACAATAAAAAAGAGTTACATTTTATTACTACTTTATATGAACCGCTTATTTTAAAAGATATCAGTTATAAAACCCATCCTCAATGGAGATTAATAGATGCAATATATGCATCATGTTGCTTACCAGTATTATTTGTACCTTATACTTGTAATCAAAACGAAACCTATATTGATGGTGCAATGTATTCGAACTATCCAATAAATCAATGTATTGATAATGGTGGTAACAAAGATGAAATATTAGGCGTATGTTTTCAACACCACCAAATACAAGAAACTGTACATAAAAACAGTTCATTGCGTTTGATATATTTTGTCCTGGATTTGATCATGAAGTTATGGAGAATTGTAAAAGAAGAAAATGGGAAAGACCCTGAAATAATACCCAATGAAGTGAAGATTGTAGGAGATACACGTATATATGAAGGATTTCAAGTATTGTCTTCTATAAGTAAGCGGAGAGAACTAATCGATCGTGGTATGAAAGCGGGTCAATCTTTTTTAGATTCCAAAGATTATTTTCAAAGAATATAAATAGAATTGTATAATTATTGATTATATAACTCATTTTACTTATTTTTATCATGGCGTCTATTACGACTTCAATTGATACTACTACTAATACGAAAAAAACAATTAATGCGACAACATTAATGCAAAAGATTAATAGTTTAGAACCCAAACATCATATTACAATCGGAACAATCTTACGTAAATATCCAGTTGTGAAATTAAACGAAAATAAGGGTGGAATTGTTGTCAATATGGCGACAATACCGACAGAAGCAATGGAAGAAATACAAAAATATGTCGAATATTTGAATATTCAAAACAACGTTTTAATGAAAATTGAAAATGAAAAGAATGAATATAAACAGTACTTTCAAAGTACTACTATCGAGGAATAATATTATTTTAATAGTTTGCTAAGTAACAAATATGTATTGGACACATCAATTAGTACATAATAGACAATATGTCTGGAATAATACAATGTTAAACCAGTTTATGATGTCTGTACAAGAAAAGGCAAAATTTCCAAAATATGAGAATACTATCACTGAACAAAAACAAGAAATAAAAACTACTAAAATGAATCCAACTAGACCTTTTCCTAAAACATTGGATTTAGATATTTCTACTGCTGATGCGAAAGATATTTATAGTCCTGAAAGTGTTATTACTACTGATAGTACTGCAACTTCAATACAAAAGAAAGATATGTTAAAAAATGAAACACAAGTAAAAAATTTAAAATATTGTGTGAATTCTACATTGTCTAATAATAGGAGTAAAATATATTCAACATGCCAAGAGTTACAACAATTACATAAAACTCCAACATTGCATGACAAGTGTAAATTAAGAGCTGGAAGTGTAGGACGTTGTCAAGATCCTTTATTTTGGACCGTATATTTAGGAAAATATGGAGAAAGTGAATACATCCGAATTGGTGGGTGTAATAATGGAAACGTAGAAATGCAGGAAAAACAAAAGGCGGTCGAATTTATCAAATCAAAAGGGTGGAAATATTGGAATACAGTAATGGAACCCAAAATGACTAAAGGGACTTTTATTGAACGATGTGACCAAATTTTAACATTGCCTAAAATTACATGGAAACATTTACCCATATTGTGTGCTTACTATAATTGTACAATCGCAATGATTGATTTGAAGACAAACGTGTGTATGAAAATAATTTTATCAGAATCACAGTCAGAAGAAGACATCGATACATTTGTATTGTACAATAATAATACATCGAAACATCATGGTCCTTTGTATTGGATTGATGCTGCGGAACAAGTATTAAAATTACACGAGATCAATGTACAGTGTGTATCCATTATTCATTATGATAAGCCATTAAAGGCAATATCGAATTATAAAATTTCGGAATTGGAAACAATGGCGCAATTGCTAAATATGCAATTTCCATCTAAAATGAAAAAGCAAGAATTATACAATGCAATTTCTTTGTACTGTTCTACAGGGAATTATGAACAGGTACAATCGCAATAAGTGAGCAGTAAAATGAAATAATAGTAGAATTATAAAAAGGGGGGCTTATCTTGAAAACTCACTTTTTTTATCTAAAATTGATAAAAAAAGAAGAATAAAGAAAAACAATAAAGAGAAAATATATAGAGTAATAGTATAGTTTTGTAAAGGAAATATTAAAAGTAATAAAACCATGTCTAATAAAAATGATTCGTCAAAACAATTTGAAGAAATGGTTGGACACTATTTAGAAAATAGTAATCGAGTACAAAACAAACATAATATATATAATACTGCTCCTGAATTGGAAATACGTTTTGGTACAAATTCTAAACAGGCTAAACCAATCAGTAAAGTGGATTATTTACAAGTGGTATCGACCTTGTATAGCAATGGTTGGAAGCCACAAGATGATAATCCATCTGGAAAACAATTTTTACGAATTATTCCAGAAGAAGTAGTTGAAAATAAACAGTTTGTGGAAAATAGCGAAATGCTGAGTACAACGAATCCTATTGTTTCTACTGATGAAAACGAAGACGATAACATGAAATTTTTAGACGATTCAATGAATGGTGGTGGAGTCGATGGTGGTATTGATGATAAAAATAATGTTAAAAAACCATATAAGCAATACCGTACAAAGGTCCGTTCGTCGAAAATTCGTGCAGAAATATTTGATACTTTTTGGATTCAGCGGTATTGTTCCCACAACAATTTAGTAAAAATCAAGGAAGAAATCAATGATAGTATGAAACAAAACAAAACTACCCAAACATTTAAACAGCTTAAATTCACCGAAAAGACAGGTATAAGACAAAACGAAGATGGTTTCTTCCAAAAAATACATTTTCCCGAGTTCAACTTCAATGTGTCTTATCAAATGGAAAAGGATTATAGTATGTATGCTAAAGATCATCGTATTCAATCCATTTACAATGGTTGGACTTATGGAAAAAAGATTTTTAGATCAATTAATCGAGTTCGGTTCGAGCATCCATCTATACCCATGTTTATCGATCTCAGTATTGTCAAAACGAATCGAAAATACCAAAATAACAAAAATGATCGATATTCAACCCGACCCCTCCCAAAAGACACTATACAAGAAGCCGATGTTTTCAATACTCAACCAGTATATGAAGTCGAAATCGAACTGGATAACAAAGCCATGGATCAATATAAGGATAATTTGAAAGCGCTTATGAAAGAAATCCGTCAAGTAATTCGAGTAATCTTAGGTGCATTGCAAAATACTCCTTATCCAATCAATTATAATGATCAACAAAAAGTACTAAATGATTACATGATCACAATGCACGGTGACGAATGGATGGAAACACGAAGACCACGATTATACTTTACCGGGCCCAATTCAGTAGCACTACAAGTAGAAAACGTATCATCTGTACCAATTTCCTACGACGAAAGCCATTCTTCTTTGTCCAATGACGTATTGAAATCCGTAGAAAAAATAACGTCCAATTATTGCGTTACTGAAAAGGCGGACGGAGAGCGTTGTATCTTGTTTGTAGGACCAGACGGTAAGGTGTATTTGATATCTCGTACATTGAAAGTAATCTTTACTGGATCTCAAACCAAGAATAAAACGTGTTTTAACTGTATTGTAGATGGAGAATATATCATGTACGGCAAAAATAGGGTAAAATTATTCCAATTTTCCGCATTCGATATCTATTTTATTGGCGGTAAAGGTGGTCATAAAGAAGGCAATATACGCAACTGGTCATTTGTTTCTACTAATCCTACAGTATTGGAAACCCGATACAATGCTTTGAAAGAATTCCACCAGAAATTGGAATTAGAACCCGTCACAAAGGGAGCAAAGTGTATTTTCCAATTTCGTGTCAAAGAGTTCTTGTACAGTGATGTAGATGATGGTAATGAAAATACTATTTTCAAATTGTCACAAGATGTATGGTCAAGACGCAATACTTATCCATATGAAATTGACGGTTTAATTTACACACCCATGTCTTATGGAGTAGGTGGAAACAAAAAAGGTCAGTCTTCAGAAATAGGATTCAATTCTACATGGAATTGCTCTTATAAATGGAAACCACCGGAATACAATACAATCGACTTCTTAGTTGTTACTGAAAAAGACAAACAAAATAAGGATATGATTCGTTCGTATGTGAAGGGAAGACGAATTGTACAATACAAGACGGTGTATTTAATGGTTGGATTTGATACGAAACAAACGCGGTTTATGAATCCATTTGATGAACTGATTTATGATAAATTGCCTAAAGATATTGGATCAGACAAGAATAATGATAATTATCAAGTGAAACCATTTATACCGGATTCACCGTACAATCCCCTGACTTATGTTTGTTATGTTCCTTTGGTTGATGATGGTAAAGGAAAACAAATGAAGACGGAAGAAGGTGAATATTTTGATGAAAATATGATTATTGAATTCAGGTACAATAAAGACGCAGATGAAGATCATCCATGGCGTTGGGTACCATTACGAATTCGTCACGATAAAACACAAAGTTTATTGGAAGGGAGGAAATCTATGAATGTATTCAAAAACGCGAATGATGTTTGGAAAACCATCCATTATCCAATTAGTGATAAGATGATTACTGGATTAGAACCTTTGGTGAATAATAATGAAGTTGTGGAAATCTATTACAATTCTACAGTAGATAAGACCCAATCAAAAACCAATTCCATGCGCGATTTTCATAACCTGTATGTGAAAAGTAAGTTAATTATTGGTGTTAGTGAGCATTTACAAAAACAGCCAAATCAACAAAATCCATTGTTAATTGATTACGCGGTCGGAAAGGCGGGTGATTTAAGCAAATGGATACGATCGAATTTAAAATTTGTAATGGGAATTGATTATAGTAATGATAATATACATAACAAACACGGAGGTGCATGCGTACGGTTTTTACAACATCGTACTAATAATCGCAATGACCCATTACGTGCATTATTTATAGAAGGAAATAGTAAATTGAATATTCGTACTAATTCAGAGGCGATTGTTAAACCATTTGATAAAGACCTTGTACAATATGCATTTGGACAAAAGAACATACCAAATGGAGAGAAACTCGCGTTTGAATACGGTGTTGCGAAAAATGGGTTTTCTATTAGTTCTTGTCAATTCGCCATACATTATTTCTTTGAAAATACCATTACATTGCATAGCTTTCTACAAAATCTATCGGAATGTACTCAATTAAACGGATATTTTGTGGGTACATGTTTCGATGGTCAAAGTATTTTTGATCGCCTTAAGACAATACCAAAAGGTCAATCGTACGGAGTTCGTGCGGATGATCACAGTATATTTGAAGTGGAAAAAATGTACAATACGTCTATTAGTGAATTTCCCGATGATCATACAAGTGTTGGTATGTCTGTAAAAGTATTTTTAGAGAGTATCGGACAACACATTGTCGAATATTTGGTAAATTTCTCCTATTTGACTCGTATTATGGAAAACTATGGTTTCGAATTGGTAAAACGAGATGAAGCCAAGAAAATAGGGTTCCCTGATGGATCCGGAATGTTTGATCTACTGTACAAATTAATGGCTCATGAACAAAACAAATCGAAAAATACCGGAGATTCCTTGTTTATTCGAAATGCATTAAATATGACCAAAAGTGAGAAGAAAGTATCGTTTTTGTACCGTTATTTCATCTTTAAAAAAGTACGTGAAGTATCTAGCTCCACTATGGAAAACTTAGAAAGAAAGATTATCATGGAAGCAGACGAAGAAGAGCAACCGCGCGAAGCGCGGTCAGTACAAGATACACCTAGTCCAACGGACGTTGTTGTTACTGACGGTACTTTTGAAGATACTGCTGATGCGGATAAAATTAAAGAGGAACCTAAAAAGGAGAGAAAAATGAAAAAAATAAAAAATAAAAAAATAGTCTTAGATTAAATTTCAATTATAGAGAGGGTATAAATAAAATGTGTAAATCATAATAAATAGTATTAGTTATTATAATTTATGAGTAAAATAAAAAGATAACAATACATCCTATTTTTTCTACTACTATCACAAAGTCAATACAATGAATAAGAATCAACCTTATTATGTGAAAAGCAATATTCATCCATTGCAACAAAAACGAATCAATACTATGATCTACTATTTATTTCCACGTTATAATATGGCTATATTATCTCCAACTTTATTTATGTTTAATGACCATGAAGAAGAAACCTTGTATAATACGGGCAATGGTATTATAACACGTCCTGTACTATCATTTTCACTAAGTAAATATATGGAAGAAGTTAATCATAAACTAAAACTATGTAACCAGAAAAAAAAAGTGAAAACCAATTGTTATGAAAATATTCAAACCTTGTCGAAAATTAAACACGTCAAGTTCATTTTTTATGAATTGATTGAATTGTACTCGATTATGAATTTAAAATGGGAAAACTACAGTAAAATGAACTCGGTACATTTTGGGAAAGACGTCAATACCACAATAAAAATGTGTCAATATATTCGTAAAGATGATCAAATAAATGATGAATTTTATTCGGTTTATACCAAGAATTATTCTCTCAAAGTACTCGATTATTATTATCAAGAAAAAACAAATATGATGGATTTGCTTATTTGTGATTCAAGCAGTGAAATGGAATATCAAAATGCAATGACACTTATTTTACAGTTATGTATAGGGCTGTGTTGTCAAAAATACAAAGGTACATGTATTGTGAAATACGGTGATACCTTTTCGTTATTATCCTTGGATATTATTGCCTTTTTGTCTCACTTTTATGAAAAAACATTTGTATTGAAACCCAGTATATGCGATTTATCTACTGGTGAAAAATACATTGTCTGCAAGAATTTCATTTACAATGGCCTGAGTACAAAGATTTATGAAAATATAAGACAACTGTTTATTCACGTCAGTACATCAAATGTGAATTTACGTAGGTTAATACGATTGCCTATACCGCTATTTATTTCTAGTAAATTAGAAGAAATAAACTCTATTTTTGGACAGTCTCGTCTGGAACATATCCAATATTTGTTAATCAATAAAGATAAAGATAATAATGATGACCATGCACAAAAATGCAAAGACTGGTGCTACAAATATACTATACCTGTACTATGTCAATAATGTTTTATTTGCATTTACGGATAGAACCATCGGGTTGAATCACAGGGGTACATGTATTGGGGTATCCATATTTATCCTTAATAGTATATCCATTCGGAGCCACTCCGTATGCTAAAGCATTTGCAGTAGATGGACCAAATGCAGAAAGTAATTTCGAACCAGCGTCCGTAATTGTATCGTACTTTAAACGTGCTAAACGAGAACTTGAATCGACTGCACCTTGTACAGCAAATTTAGTATTGTTGGGTTTATAATACACAGGTACATAATTAGTAGTAGCCGAATTATTACAATATTGGATTGTATTTGAGGAATATACATTTTCAGCACTATTACTTGGATTATCAATACGCAAATTGGTAAATTGGTTTTGTTGAAACGTTTTATTACGACTTTTCAAATATTGACCCGCAGACGAATAATTTTCGAGACGATTGTTCTTGCTATTATTGTACTTAGGGCGAGTCATACCCGCACTTCGAACACGACGTCTTGCATTATCTGCAGTAGATAAACTCGAGGAGCCACTGTTTTCGACAATAGTAGAATCACACGCATTGCATGGTAATTGCGAACTATTGTTATCCAACACAAAATGAAGAGATTTGTTGCTTGGATCTTGACAGATATCCATTGCCGCCGTTTCTACAGTCGAACCACCAGGAGTTTCCATAAGAGCCTTGATCGATGCCGAATTAGTAACTTCACTCTTTTTAGTACTACTGTTATGAATACTTAGACGGTAGTGTTTTAAAGGGAGTGGTCTAAATATCGATTTTTCTGTAATGGTTTCATCAGTAATCTTATTTTTATGCAATACACTGTAAATTTCCGAGAAAGTTCTACCTTTCCATGAAATATATTCTATCTTATTTAACCCTAAACGTCCTTCTTGACTTGATTCCATAGTATTTTATAATAGTA